TCCATCCAGAAGAAGCGCGCCACGCCATCAGGTAGCGGCGCCTGCACTACATTCTGCCCCGGTCCGATGAACAGCAGCGCCCGGCCGAGATAGGTGCCAAGGGCAGCGCCGGCCTCGGTCGGCAGCAGCGCAATCGCACCGCGGCGGGGTTTCTGCAGTCTGCTGCCGTGCTCGAGCACCCAGCGCACGATCATCGATCGCGGGAAGCTTTCCTCAGTCCAGTCGCGGTACACCCATGCGAAACGGTCGCGGTAGTCGCTGAGCTGCAGCCGATCGCGCACCTCGCAGGCCAGCTGAAAGCAATCGGTGCAGCCGCTGCCATCGCCCGGCCGATGTCCCCAGCCGTAGCGGAGGCCGACCAGATCGTTCATCGCAGGTAGAGCTCCGAGTTGAGCGGCAACGGCCCCACCATGTCGCGGGTGAAGCTGCGGCCGGGGAAGGAGGAACCCACGCTGTCGATCGCGGAGCGGAACCGCAGCTCGATGGTGGTGTCGCTGAAGCTGGCGCCAAGCCCGATGTAGAAGTCGGTGGCGGTGTTGGTGATGCTGCCGCTGGCATTCAGCCAGGCGGTGGTGAGCGTCAGCTCGCTGAGGCGGTTGCCGTCGCCGCGCTCCACCAGCACCAGCGCGAAGTCAACATGCGGGAACAGCACCTGCAGCTGCGAGTTCTCGCCGTTGAGCGTGGCCAGCGCGCCCTCAGCGCGAAACGGCGCAAAGGTGTAGCTCTCGCTCAGCAGCGAGGCGTTCTGGCCGATGAAGTAGTTCTGATAGCGGTGGGTGACGCCATCAGTGGTCAGAAGCTTGAAGAACTGGCAGATCCGAAGCTCGGCCATCAGTAGTCGAGCTCCCCGAGAAGCGTGATCGAGACGCGGCTGCGGCCGATAAACACCGACTCCACTTCAGGCGGCCCGGCATACTCCCACCGGATGCTGGTCGGTGCTTGGATGTAGCCGCGCAGGCCGGTGGTCATGCCAGCGAACAGGTCAGCCGGCAGGGTGAAGCGATCGAAGCCGCCCTGGCTGGCGTTGTAGTGCGCCAGCAGCTGCTCGGTGGTGGCGTCAGGGATGTTGTCGAAACCGAGCTGCAGCTCGAAGCCTGTGGCGCGGTTGCCGAAGGCACGTTTGACCGTTGCACCCGAGAGCGCCCGGTAGACCTTCACCGGGAAACTGCCGAGCTTGAAGGCGCGGGTGGTGGGCTTGATGCCAGGAAACTGTTCAGCCATCAGCGCAGCCCCACACGGGTCCGGGTGGATGGGCTCTGCTGCAGTTTATCGAGCGTCATCGTCATCCCACGCTTCGCGCCATCGCGGGATGCAGCGCGGCGGGTTTCGGCCATGGCGGCCTCCAGCTGCTCGCGGCTTACGTACTCCACGCCGCCGATGTTGGTGGTCTGGAAGCTCATGTTCAGCACCGGGCTGGCAGCGCCCTGCGTCGGGCCGGCACCCATCACCTCGCGCATCTTGTCCTGCCCCTGCAGCGCCACAGGGATGCGGCGGCCATCAGGTAGCGGCACATAGGCCTCAGGCTTGCTGCCCTCGCCGTAGAGCGCCAGCTGCGGCCGGTTGGCGATGCCGCCTTGGCTGTAGCGCTTCAGCGGTGCCGGGCCGCTGGAGGTCATGATGCCGCCGTTGGCGAAGCCAAAGCCGGGGAACAGCGAGTTGAGGCCGAAGCGCAGCAGCGCGCTACCGATCTGCTTCAGCACGCCAGCGGCGATCTGCTTGAGCTGATCCTCAAGATCCTCGGCGCCGGTCATGGCCGCCTCAATGGTGGCCTCGATGCCGCCAATGATGCCGTCAGCGATCGTGCTTTTGATGTTGCCGTATAGCTCCTTAAGCTCGGCCGCACGCTGCTCAGTCTTCTCGCGCTCCTCGCGTGCCTTGCGCTCGGCATCGGCCAGCTCGAGCGTCTTATCCACCAGCAGGCCCTGCAGGTTGAGCCGATCCTCGATCGCCTTGACCTGCTTCTCGAGCTCCTGCCGCAGGCTGCTCTCCACCGGCAGGGTGGCGATCTTCTTCTGCAGTTCCTCCTCCATTGCGAGCAGCTTCGTCTGCTCGATCGCAGCCGTCGCCTCGAGCTCCACGCGCTGCTTGGCGATCTCCGGGTTGACGCCCTGCTTGATCAGCTCGAAATAGCGCACCTCATCGCGCAGCTTGTTTGCGGCCACCTCCTGCTGGCTGCTCAGCGCATCAGTGATCGCGCCGTACTTCTGCTCGAGCGCTGCCAGCGTCTGCTGTTCGTTGAGCAGCTGCTGTTGGCGCTTGCTCTCGCTCAGCGCTGCATCGAGCTTGGCGCCAGCCTGCTGCACGCCAGCCGGCAGGCCAGCAGCTGGAGCGGCCGGCAGCATCGGTGCCGGTGGTGCGCCAGCCTGTGCGCGCATGGCAGCCGGCAGGAACTGCCGGTAGGCGCCGGACTTGAACACCGACCACGCGCCGAAGCCTTGGCTCTCGAACACCTTGCGCGCGGCGCTGGCGTTCACCGCCGGATCAAAGAGCGCCTCGTTGCTGCCGATGCCGAAGGCACGGCGCCGCTCCGGTCCCATGCCGCCCAGCATGTTGACCTGCCACAGGCCGTAGCTGTTGTCGCCGGTGCGGGGGTTGTTGTTGTGCTCAGCGCTGCGGCCGCCGCTTTCGGCCATGGCGATCGCCGCCATGATCGAGGCACCGCGATCGGCGAAGCCGGCCGCCAGCGCGAGCGCCTTCAGCTGGCTCACATTCAGCTGGCCGCGGCCGATAGTGCCCGGCATCAGCCGGTTCGGCCCCAGTGCGCCTGATGCGCCACCAGCTGCGCCGCCGAGCGTGTCAGCGGCATCCTGTGCGCCTTGGCGCATCTTCTCGGCGAGCTTCTCCCCTGCGTCCTGCAGGATGTTGCTCACCGTGCGCGCGTAGGACTCCTGGATCTTGCCGATCCCTTCCGCCACGCTGAGCTTGTACTCCTCAAGCCGGCGCTGCAGGTCGGTCTGAGCGTCCACCGCGTTGCGGTCGTTCTCGATCCGCTGTTCGTCGTACCGGCGGAAGATCTCTTTGACTTCGCGCGCGGTGTCGATGCCCTCGGTGGAGAGCCCGGCAGCAGCCAGTCGCTGACGCTCAGCCTCGAGCGCGCGGTCTTCCAGCACCGCCTGCAGCTTGGTACGGGTGTCGGCGATCTGCCGCTCGATCTTCAGCCGCTCATCGCCAAGATCACGCTCGAGCGCTGCGGCGCGCTTGATGGTTTCTTGCTGGAAGTCAGCGAGCTGCTCGGCGTTGCGCTGCGCGGCATCCGCCAGCTTGTCTTCGGCATCCTTGCGGATCTTGACTTCATCCTCGAGCGCCTTCTTGCGCGCTGCGGCCCGTGTTGCCTCGCGCTCTGCCGCTGCTGCTTCACGCGCCTCGCGCGTGTCTCCAGATCCTTCGGGCAGTGCCGGCCCTTTCTGTGCACCGGCGATCAGGCGCTGGCGTTCAGCTTCGTACTGGGCGCGAAAGTCCGAGTTCAGGAAGCTGATCAGGCCTCCCATGTTTTCGTCGCCGTAGATCTTCTTCGCAGCGTTCCTGAACGCCTGCTCGTTGGTGGCGATCTGCTGGCCACGATCCATGCGGCTGCGGTTGAACCGCTCCATCGCATCAGCTGCGCCGTTCACCAGCTTGGTGAAGCCCCTGATCAGATCAAGCGCGATCGGACCGAACGCATTACCCAGCGCCACCTGCAGCTTGTTGACCGCATTCTGCAGGTCGGTGACGGCTTGCGATCCGGTATTGAACGAAGCCTCCAGCTTGGGCAACTCCGTGTCGCCCAGCTGCTTCAGCGCCTCAATCAGCACATCGGTGGTGATCTTGCCCTCAGAGCCCAGCTCCTTCAGCTGGCTGCGCGTCACCTTGCCGAATGTGCCCAGCTTGCTCAGCTGATCGGCCACCGCTTGGCCGAGCGCAGGCGCCTGCTCAAGGATCGAACGCAGCTCATCGCCCTGAGCAACGCCAGAAACCAGCGACTGCTTCAGCTGGATCATCGCGTTGCGCGTCTCCTCCGCCGTGGCGCCGCTCACACGCGCCGCAACGTTGAAGCCGACGAAGATCTGCTCAAGCTCCTTCAGTCCCACGCCTGTAGGCCTCAGGCCGGCGTAGAGCTTGGAGAAGCTGTCGGTGGCCTCAGTGTTAGTGATCCGCAGCGTGCTCGCGATCTTCGCGGCGATCTGCTGCGCCTGGTTGTATTCGCCGTAAGTGCTGGTGAGCGCCTTCAGCCGCACCGTGGCGTTCTCTGCCTCCATTGAGGCGGTCGCAATGCCGCCCACCACCTGCGAAAGCCCGGCAGTTCCAACTAGCGCAGCAACACCTGCAAGGCCTCCGCGGATGCCGCCCAGTGCGCCCAGGAAGCCACCTTGTGCGCCGCCTGCGCTGTCGAGCCTTGCCTGCTGCCGCTGCAGCTTCTCCAGCTCCGCGCTGTAGAACTTGAACTGCCTGCTGCCCAGCTGCGCTTCATTGCGCAGGTTGGTGAGCACCTGCACCTGCCGGTTCAGCGAATTGATCGACTGCCCGGCCGCCTGTGACAGCTTCTTGTTCGCGTTGTAGAGCTGGTCGAGATCCTTGCTCGAGCGGTTGGCCTGCTGAGCCATGCCCTGCAGCCCACGTTTCAGCTGGTCGAGCCCCTGCCCTTCCAGCTTCGCCGTGAACTTGATGGCGGTATCGAGGGACATTGCCATTGGCTCAGTCCTCCTTCGCCATCGCTGTCAGTGCCGCGCCTTCCATGACCTGCAGATCCTCCAGGAGGGAGCGCGGCTCCTTCACTTCGTACAGTCTAAAGAGCCATTCCAAGGCCCCGTAATCGAGGCCGATCGGGCCACCCATTGATATTCGCCACTGCGTCGAGATGCGCAGGAACATCACCACCGCATCCCAGTTCTCAGGCCACACCTCGAAGTCATCCGATGCCGGCCGCTCCGGCAGCTCGAGCCCGAACGCAGCCGCATCATCCTGTGACTGATCAACGACGCCGCCGCCGGCCCAATGCTCGGCGGCCTCGGTCAGTTTTTTCGTTTGCCCTTCGCAAGGCTCTCAAGCCACGCCGTCACCACCGCAGCAGCGACCAGAGGCACGTTCAGCAGATCGGCCTTCGCCTTCTCGCTGAAGCGCACCTCCTCGCCCTTGGCATCTTGGATGCCCTTCCAGCCGGTCAGCACCTCGGCGCAGAGCTCATCATCGTTCAGCTCGCCGGCCTGGATCAGATCCCAGATCTCGCGGATCCGGGTCTGAGGCAGGCGCTTGAACACTGCATCGAAGGATTGTTTCTCGAACCGGCCACCATCGATGGGGAACTCGACAGTGACCGGCCAGCTGTAGCTCTCAGTTTGAGCGAGAACAAAAGCCATGCAGTAGCTCCGTGGATCAGGTGTAGACCAGGCTCAGCTCATCGTTGCCGGCGCTGGTGGGCACCGCAACATAGGGCAGGTTCAGCATCTGAATGCCGTCCTGGTCAGAGTAGCTGGGGTTGGCAATGTCAGCCTGCGCAGTCGTGAAGGTCACGATGTTGCCGGCTGTTGCACCGTGCTGGAAGCTGATCGAACCGGTGGCAGAACCTGTCGCGATCGAGAAGAAGTCCTTCGTCGCGATGCTGGGCGCCTCGATCACCACATCACCAGCAGGTGCGCGGTTCACGATCAGCGATTCCTTGGTGCAGCCCACCAGCTCGCGGTAGACCACCTCATTGGCGATCTGGAAACTCAGCGACTGCAGGCAGCCGGCATAGCTGAAGATCGAGAAGTTGGAGGTGTTGCCGTTCTTGAAGATCAGCGGTGCTGCCTGATTGGCGTAGGTCGGGGTGGGCAGGTTCTCATCGGTCGGGGCGTTGTAGATGCCCGTCATGGTGAAGCTGATCACCGGGATCTGGCCAACTTCAGCGGACAGCTCGAAGGTGCCGCGGCAGCCAGTCACCTTGTGGCGAATGCCGTCGTTGTGGAAATGGAGGGTCACCGAGCTGAAGCTCGAGCTCACCGGCGCATAGGTGACGCTGGTGGTGGCCACCACGGTCTCGGAAAGGCCGCAGGCCTTCAGCACGGCGCCATAGGCCGGAGCAGTGCCGGCAGCACCGGAGCCGGCCAGTTCCACCTCAAAGGTCACTTCCACGCGGGTCTGCGCCAGCAGCTGGTCGCTGTTGCCCAGATAGGGGCGGATCAGATCACGGGTGACCGTATCGGCCTGCAGCGGGGTGATCTCGAGATTGCGCACCAAGATCGCGTTCGCTGAACCGGTCGGCGTGGGATCGGTCCCGTAGGTGGTCTCAGTCTTCGCCAGGATCAGGCGTTTGCGGCTCAGGAGCGGCATTGCTCTCTACCTCGTCAGGTTGGGAGGGTTGGGCCGGCTCCGTCCGCTCGATGAGCGTTCGCTTGCCGGTTTTGGGATCGGCTAGGAAAGTCCCGCCCTGACCCCAGTATTCGTCCACCATCGTAGCCATCACACACTCGCGAGGTTTGCGACCGCCGTGCGGTACAAGACACGATAATCACACTGGATTTCACCAGCTGCGCCATCTGCTTCGGCGAAGTTGAAGGTGACGCTGATCGGTTGAATATCGATCGCATAACCGCCGAGCGTCAGATCAGCCATCAGCCTTGAGTGCAGGCTCTCGACAATCGGATCGGCGATCTGATCAGGAATCGCGCCGCGCACGATCACGGTGACGCGCACCGTCATGCTCCAGTCGAGCGTCGGCAGCGCGGTGTTCTGGCTGGCGTTATCGCTCAGCGGCTCGACCACGATCGCCGGGCTCTCGGCCCTTGAAATCGGCTCCACGCGCGAGCGGTAGATGCGCGTGCTCACGCCCGTGGTGCCGGTGAGTGCCGTGCGCACGGCAGCCAGGATCGTCTCGCGGCGGGTCGTCATACCTTCTGGAGTCCGATCTCAACAAAAGCGCCATCGTCGATCAGGCGCGTCTCGCGCACGGTGTAAGGCACCGCGGCCACTGTGATGCTGTCGCCGTATTTCAGGCCGCCGAAATCAGCCGCACGGGCCGTCAGCGTGTAGTCAGTGCTCAGAACCATGTCGCCCGAGATGATCTGGCTCGGCATGTCCAGAATCCCGAGCGCAGAAATGGCGCCAGCCGTGCAGCTGACGCCAAAGTCCTCGAGGAACAGGTTCAGATCCTCGGTGATCGCCATCAGCCGTACTTCTTCAGGCCGTAGCCGTTGACGGAGTAGGTGGTGGTGCCGCTCGAGGCGATGGTGCCGACGAAACGCACGTAGCGCTTCAGCTCATCGCGGTTCAGGGTGATCACCTGCTTGCTGGCAGCCTGAGCCACAGCAGTGAAGCCGCCGCCGGTGACATCAGAGAAGTCGCCGGAGGTGGTGGTGTCGCTGTGCTGCAGCTTGCCGGTCATGGTGCCGGAACCGCCGGCAGCGCCAGCATCGAGGATCACCTGGATGTCGCCGTCGAAATCCTTCAGGTCGGCGATGTTGGTGGTGGCGCCAGTGAAGGTCGCGGTTTCCTGTGCGACAGGGTGCAGCGGGAAGTGCTGCAGCTTGTCAAGCGTCTGCTGGAAGATCGCCATCGGTGTTCACCTTGGTGCGGGGTTTACGTTTGGGAGCCTCCACAGGCTCGGCTTCAGGCTCGATCTCTGCCGCAACGGTAGCGGCGATCGCCTTGCCCATCCCGATCAGCAGGCGTGCATCAGCGGCAGAGGCCGCAAGCGTTGCACCAGCTCGTACAAGCTGGCCGCCCACCATCGTGGTCTTCAGAATTTCAATCTGCATGGTGTGAAGGGGCGGCCCTTAAGCCGCCCCACTCCATCAGAGGGTGTTGTTGCCGCGGCAGAAGCCCTCGGGATGACGGACGGCGAAGTCCACATCCTGCAGAGCCACCACGCGCACGGTGCCGCTGGTGCTGTGGGTGTAGGGGTCGACGGTGAGGTCGAGGCCAGACCACATGGCCATGATCAGCTGGCTCCAGACGGCGAAGAACACATCGCCAGAAGCCACCTGGTTGGACACCACGGCGTTGTAGCCGTTGATGGTGCCGCCGGGCTCGAACACGTAGGTGCCGGTGTCGGTGCCCTTGTCCTTGGTCTTCAGAGCGCCGCGCAGGGAGGCGTTCAACAGATAGGCCATGGCGCCGATGTCGGCGTTGTCGGCAGCGATCTGGCTCTCCATGTCCACCACCTCGGCGTAGGTGGGGGTGGCAGCGCCGAAGTCCACGGTGTTGATGCCGGTGGTCAGCTTGATGCCCAGAGGCTGGTTGCTGTTGCCCAGGCCGTAGAGACCCACGCGGTCGATCTCGAGCGCCAGCACGGTGGCGAGATCTTGGCGGATCATCTGCTCCACATCGATGCTGGACTGCAGCATCAGACGGCGGCTGTAGTCGGTGAAGGCGCCCACGGTCTTGGGCGACAGGTTCACCTGATCCACGGTCTGGTTGCTCTCGGTGGGAGAGCCAGACTCAGCCACCCAGTAGGCGGTTGCAGCGCCGGTCTGACGGGGGATCGCCACGTTGCCGGACAGGCCGGTCAGCGAGGTGACGCCCAGGCCAGCAAGGGCGGAGCGGTTGCGCAGCAGTTCGATGAACGAGCCGGGGCGGAAGTCGGTGCCGACCAGATCGCCAGCAGCAGAGGCGCTGCCAACGGTCAGATCGCGGCGCAGCACTTCGTTGGGCACCATGATGCCCTGTGCGGTCTTGCCAGCCTTGGCAGCAGCGGCCTCGGAGCACTCACGCTCGAAGGCAGCGGCTTCCCACAGCTTGCGATCCTGGGGGTTGGCCAGAGCGTTAATCGCGCGCTGGAAGGAGAACTCGCGCACTTCCTTGCCGGTCATGCCGATGTCGGCAGACTTCTCGCCAACGGGCTCAACCTTGGCGCCGATCTTCTCGAGCACAGCAGCGCGAGCCTCATCGAGGCTGCGGCCACCCTCGATCAGCTGGCGGCCGAGATCAGCCATGCCGTGCTTTTCGGTCAGAGCAGTGATGCCGGAGATGCGGGTGCGCTCAGCTTTGGCAGCCTCGGCAGCCGCTTCAGCCCGCACCGCCGAGATGTCGGGGGTGTTTTCCATCGGAACCTCAGGTTCTGTTTCGGGGGTTGGTGATGCGGCTGGGGCCGCAGGATCAGTCTCGAGAGACCGACCCACACCCACAGTGGGGTCTGCAGGTATGCTAACCACGCTCACTTCGTAGGGAGCCCAGCTGGTAGCGACGAAATCACCGCTGTCGCGTTGCTCCATATCGTTGATCGCGTAGCCGAAGCTCACATTACGCAGCACGCCGTCGCGCACGTCTGCGAGCACTTCCTGTGCGAACGCATTGCGGCTGAACCGCACGTTCACATAGCCGCGCTTCTTCTTGCCATCGATCCACGCACGTTCCACCACGCCGATCACTTTGTTCGGGTCGTGATTAAACAACAGCGGCGCTGAATCATTCAGGCGCGATAGATCAGCGCTGTGCTCATCGTGGCTCAGCACTTCATTGCCGAAGTAACGAGCGACGGGAAACTCGCTCGAAAACGGGAACTCGATCGAACGCTCGTCATCGCTGACCGTGAAGTCAGCAACCTCGGAGCGTTTCAACAGTTGCCCTTCAAGGTCACGCGATAGATCCATCGGTGTTGTCCGGGTTGTCTGCACCATTATCGGCGGCCTGCGGCTGACCAGTCGGCTGGAGGTCCGAGCCGGGGTCCGTATCGAACTTCAGATCGAGCGCTTCGGCATCGTCGAGCTCCTGCCGGCGAGCGCGCATCAGCTCCTCAACATCGCCGCCCTGTTCGGCCACCACTTCGCTCAGCGTCTTGAAGCCGTTGCGCACAGCCATCGCGTAAGCCTCGACTTCCTTCGCCGGGTCCACCCACGCCCAGCCGCGTGGCATCCAGCGCACCGCCTTGTAGCGATCGGCCTGCAGCTCGTAGTTGGCCAGCGGCAGCGCACCGCTCAGCACGGCCATGTCGAGCCACACCTCGAACACCCGCTGGTGCAGGTTCTCGATCAGCCAGTTCTGCAGGATCCGCCAGTGATCGCGATCCTCCAGCAGGCTCAGCCGGCTGCTCGAGTAGTTGGTCTGGCTGAAGTCGCGGCTCACGGTCTCGTAGCTGCAGCCCACACCGGCCGCTATCGCCCGCAGCATCGCCCGCAGGAACGGCTCGAACTGCCCATCAGGCGCGTCGAGCTGCGGCACCGTCACGCTCTCGCCAGGCGCCAGATACTTGAAGACACCGGGCTCGAACTGGCTCACCCGCTCGCCGTTCATCACGTCATCGCCGAGCAGCTCGCCTTCAGGGCTGGTGATGAAGCCCATCAGTGCGCTCGAGGCGCGTGCGCGCACCACTTCGGCCTGCTCGTACCCCTGCAGGTGATGCAGCCGCTGGATCGCCGACGCGAACCACGTCACGCCGCGCGTCTGCCCAGGCCGCTCGGTCCGGTACAGGTGCAGCACCTCATCCGCCAGCACCCGCTTGTGCCGCTGCGTCGAGATCTGCTGGTTGCTGAACTGATAATCGCCGGGGTGATACGCCAGGAAGTGATAGGCCACCGGCCGGCCCCAAGTGTCCACCTCCACGCCCATGCGGATTTCGTTGCCCTGCTGGCTGCGGCCGTTCAAACCGTCATCCAGCTGATCCGCCTCGAGTACCTCGAGCGCCAGCGGCACCGCCGAACCACTGAACGGCTGCTTGACCAGCCGGATGAACACCTCACCCGACTCGGCCACGCTGCGCACCGCCAGCCGCTCGATGTCGTGGAACGTCAGCTTGCCGCCGGTGTGGCAGTAGCGCGCCTTTGTCCACCGCTTCCACAGCTGCTCGATCTGATCGTTCACCGTGCCATCGAGCCGGCCGCCGCCGCGCTGCATCCGCACCTGCCCTTGAAAGGGGATGCCCTGCCCGACGACATTGCCCTCGATCGCACGCAGCACCTGCCGCGCGTAGTCGTTGTCCCGGCACAGCTGGCGCGCACGATCGCGCAGCTTTTGCGCGCTCCCGTACACCTCGCTGTCGGCGCTGGTGTTGCCGGTCACCCAGTCCGCCGTCAGCCGGCTGAACTTCGCTCCCTCATACATCCGCCGCCGCGGTGCTTTGATCGGTTCGGGGGTGCCGCGCTGCAGCCAGCCCAGAATCGCGCTGCGGACGCCCATCAGAACCTCACGAACAGGTTGTGCGGGCTACCCAGCCCATTCGCCACCATTGTGGCCGCCTGTTCGCGTTTCACTTCGGCCTTCAGCTTGCTTTCAAGCTGGATCAGATCGGCCATCTCCATCTTCTTCAGTCGCCGGTTGCCGATCGTGTACTCAGCGACGGCACCGCCGCTCACGATCGAGCGCATCGCGGCCTGCACCGCCTCGAGATCCTTCTGTGCCTGGCTGCGGCCATCAAACGCGCTCGGCTGGCCGGTGTAGCTCAGGCTGGCCAGCACCTCGAGCTGCCCGGCGCCGAGCGTCACATGCTCGCCGCTCTTAGTGGCCTCGGCCTGCCAATACCACTGGCCTGCATCGAATCCTGCGGTGGTGCCCTGCGCGATCGTGAACTGCCACCCGGTGCCGTAGGCCGTGCCCACCACCGTCGCACCTTCGTGCGTCTTGTTCGTGCGCAGGTAGTAGGTCAGCGTCCAACTGCTTGAGTCGATCGCCCCGCCCAGGTTGTCCCGTGCAGCCTCATCCCGCCACGTCACCGTGTCGCCGGCTCTGATCTGGGCAGGGATGTTCACGGCCTCACCAGCTGGTAGCGAACGCAGGCGCTTTGCCCTTGCCTGATCTTAGCCGCGGCTTTGCTCCACCATAAGCCGCGTTCTGCAGCCTTGCTTCCAGCTGATCCCAGATTGTTCTGCGGTCGTACCGCGAATAGAGCCGATTTAATCCTGCATACGCGTACACAAGCGTGTCTAACGCTTCATTGCGTGCGCTTGGTTTCTTTACCCATTCCCTCACCGGGAATCCCTTCACGTACCGCAGTGCCTGCTTCTCTGCCGTCAGCTGCTCGAAATACTCCTCACCCGTCTGCGCGTGAAAGTGCAGATACCCATCCCCGATGTCGTTGTGCTTCAGCCGCCCGAACAGCGTCGTCTTGATCGTGTCGCTGCCCACCGGCCACACCTGCGCGCCACGCTTCAGCGTCTGCCCCTTGGCGTTGATGTCCACCTTGCCCGGCTTGCCGATCGGTGGCTTGCCCCGCTGGCTCTGACCCTTGATCGCGATCACGCCAACCGCCTGCCGTTCCCGCGCGTACTGGTACACCTCCGCCGTGGCGTGGCCGCCCGAGTCCACCGCCACCACATCTGCGCGCAGCTTGCCGCCACCGGCGTGCTCCCATTCGTGCAGCACGATCACGTCGAGCTGCTTCCACACCTCCGCCTTGCACGGGTCGCCAGCGATCTCCTGGTGGTCGATCAGCCAGCCCTCCTCGCCGCGGCCCCAGCCCCACACGCTCACAGCCAGGCGATCACCGGCTGAGCCGCCACCGCCCTGCACGTCCACGCCGATCGTCACCGCCAGCACGCCCTCCGGCAGCCTGCCCTGCGGATAGGCCTCGCATCGCTCCAGTAGCGCCGAAGCGCTCACCTTGCTCGCGAAGTCCTCCTCCCACGTCTCCGCCAGCCGCGTGTTCACGAACGACTTCAGCATCGGCGCGTCAGCCTTCGCCCGCAGGAAGTCGTCCACCATGTCGGCCCAGCTCAGCCAGCCGAGCGGCGAATAGAGCCCCGACAGCTGAAAACCCGCGGTTTTGCCATCGCTTGGTGCCGTTGCCCTCCACTCGCCCTTGCGCAGCATCGCCGGCTTGTGGATCTCGGCGAACCGCTCGCCGCACACCTCGCACTGGTACACCGCGGTGCTCGGGTCGTTGTTCTCCCACTTCAGCTGCGGCCACTTCAGCCACTGCATCGCACCGCAGCACGGGCACGGCACGAAGAAGCGCCGCTGATCGCTGCGCTCGAACTCCGCTTCGATCCGGCTGAAGTCCTTCACGGTCGGCGTGCTGGTCAGCAGGATCTTCCGCCGCGCGAACGTGGTCGCACGCTTCTCGGCCAAGCTCACCGGGTCGCCCTCGCCGTCCACATCCAGCGGGAAGGCGTCCACCTCATCGCAGAAGATGTAGCGGCACGGTGTTGAGCGCAGGCCGGTCGCGCTGTTCGCGCCGGTGAGCAGCATCATCCCGCCAGGGAACTCCTTCGAGAACATCGTGTTGCCCGAGTCCCGGCTCCGGCTCGGTGCGATCTTCTCCGCCAGCACCGGCGTCTCTGTCACCAGCGACTCCAGCCGCTGCTTGCTCAGCCGCTTGGCCATCTCCACCGTGGGCTGCACCAGCAGCATCGGCCCCGGCGCGTGCGCGATCACGTACCCCAGCCAGTTGCTGCCGCTCTCCGTCTTGCCGGTCTGCGCCGCGAACATCATCACCACGCGCTGCACGCTGCTGGTGGTGCTCAGGCAATCCATCGGCTCCCTGAGGTACGGCGTGCGGTTGGTGCGCCACGGTCCCGGCTCCGCTGATGCCTTGCTGCTCAGCCGCCGGTGCTTGTCCGCCCACTCGCTCACCGTCAGCGGCTGCTCTGGCCGCAGGCCTTCCATGAACGCATGGCGCCACACGTTCATCGATCCGCCTCCACCAGCGCCAGCAGCGCGTCACGGTGCTCATCGCTCAGCAGCTGGTGGATCACCGCCGGGTCAGTCTCACCCGCCAGCTGGTGCGACAGCCGATCGGCCAGATTCGCCAGCGCCTCGCGCACGCTGCGCCCGATCTGGAACGCCTGCTTCTTCACCTTCTCAGCCGGCACCAGCTCCTTGCGCTGCTGCGCCACCTGCAGCTTGCTCAGCTCCGCCTGGTAGTGCTCCCGCCGCGCACGGCTTTCGTTCAGCTCGGGGATCGCATCATCCGGCAGCGCCTCGAGCCGCGCACGCAGCTCCCGCGCATCCCGTGGCGCCGGCTCCTCGATCGGATCCGCCTGGCTCACCTTCGCGTTGTGCGTTGCCTTGGTGTTCCTGTTCCACAACTCCAGCGCCAGATCGCGATCCAGCCAGCGCTTGCCATCCTTCTCCACCACAGCGGCAGCGATGCGGGTCTTGGTGGCAGCTGTGACCGTGCCCTTGGCGCAGCCCTTGATCGCCGCAAACTCGCTGAAGGTAACCAGCAAGCAGATCTCGCCTTCTAGTTCAACAGAATGCTAGTGAACTATTGAACTCTCAAACGGGTGGGGCAGTCCATGCCCGTCCGTCTCACTCTGAGTCCCGTTTGAGACTGCTTTTTGCTGACGCTAGCCACAGCGCGGGGTCGGGAAACACC